TGATTATGGTACATTTCAGGATAGGGGTGTTAGTGGTACAGAAAAAAAATACAATACACCTTATTCTTATACAACTAAAATGCCACCTAGAAAGGCTTTTGATAAATGGATAGTTAGAAAGGGAATAGCACCTAGAGGCAAAGGGGGTAAGTTTTTAAGTAGACAAAGTTTACAATATTTAATAGCTAGAGCGGTGTACAAGAAAGGAATTAAACCAAGTCTATTTTTTACTAAACCATTTCAAGCAGCTTTTAAGCGTTTGCCTGATGACTTAGTGCAAGCATATTCAATAGGTCTAGAAAAACAAATACAACTGAACATTAAAGAGAAATGAAAATAAATTCAAGAAGTCCATACTATATAAACATATCTGCAACTAACTTAACACAGGTAGATATGCAATTATATGTATACACAGGAACGCAAACAACAGACAGGGATAATATATTTAATTTACAGTCTTTTGCAGTAAATGAAAACGTTACATTTGAGATAGGCGAAATAGTAAGGGATTATATCCTACAAACTTTTGATGGCGATTATTCAAGTGCAAACGTTTGGGTGGACTACAGAACAAATAGCTATATACAGGGTGTTGCTCAAGGTTTAACTTCTTATACACAATTAGTAGGCTTTGATGGGTATGGTTTTTATGAAGATGATGCAAACCCTCAGAATGATAGTGGACTATTGCAAACAAACACTAAGATAGTTAAGCTAGATGATGCACCTGCTACAATACCTGTAGACACGTCTAAGACTACACAAGTTACATACGAACTAAACGGACAACAAATATACACAAAGGCGGTTACTAGTAGTACTGAAAGTGATGAGCAAATAGAATACGTTACTAATGGTGTTAATGGTGCTGATGAATACGAGAATAGAGTAATACAAGATAGTGGTACATTTGAAAATAGTATATGTTTACAGGAGTTTGTAGATGATTTTACATTATTTGATTTTGATACTATTTATATAGATACAACTGATGGTGTTATAAAACTAACAATAGAGAATATAGAAGAATGTAAATACCAACCTTATAAAGTAACATTTGTAAATAAGTTTGGAGCGTTACAAGATTTATGGTTTTTTAAGCGTAGCAATGAAACACTAACAACTAAAAAAGAAGAATTTAAGCGTAATATAATTGTTAATGGTGCATATGATAGAAGTAGACACCAACAGAAAATATTAACTAAAAACGGAACTGAAAAACTAACATTAAATACAGGCTTTTATCCTGAAGAATATAACGACGTATTCAAAGAGATGCAATTAAGCGAAGATTGTTGGATAGAGATAGAAAACAAAACGCTTCCAATTAGTGTATCTAGTTCTAGTTTAAATTACAAAACACACTTAAACGACAAGCTAATAAACTACACAATAGAAATAAACTTTGCTTTTGACACTATAAACAATATACGTTAATGCAGATAATAGAACTTTACATAAAAGGGTACAAGCGTTTGAATGGTGCTGTTAATTCAATTACTACTAATAAACTTATAGATGGTACTGCAGAATTTACAGAATATGTAGAAGTAGGGGACTATGCTACAAACCAAGAAACAAACGAAACAGCACGTATAACAGCTATTGATAGTGATACACAATTAACACTATCAGACGATATATTTACAACTTCACTAGTGCAATATAGAATTACAAGTGATTATTTTAGAGCAGATATGTTCAAAGATGAAAGCGTTGTAATTACTGATAGTTTACTAAATGTAAGAGATGTAAAAAAAGTATTCACACCATTTTCTAAGCAATTTAACCTACCTGCATCTAAGCTAAATAACAAGCTATTTAGACACTATGAGAATACAGATATAGTAGATAGTTTTGATGCTAGATATAGGCACGATGCAATTATAAAGCTAAACGGAATTGATTACAAAAAAGGCAAGATACAATTTAATAGTGTACAACTTAAAAACAATAAAGCCTATTCATATAAAGTAACATTTTTTAGTGATACAGTAGACTTAAAAGAAATACTAGGAGATAGTAAACTGTCTAGTTTAGATTATGGCGATATATCAGAGTTTGAATATAGTCAAGCTAATATACTAGATATGATTACTAGAGATGATACATACCTAGAAGCTAGTGGTGTTTTAAATAGCTCAGATATTAAAGTGCCTAATATACACCATAGTAAAAATATGAGGTTTAGTAATAGTGGGTATAAAGATAATGCAACAGGAACTAGTTTAGAGTGGGTTGATGTTAAACCTGCAATACGAGTAAGAGCAATAATACAAGCTATAAATAGAACGTATCCACAAATTAATATAACAGGGTTTTTAGATAGTACACAAATTTATGATGTTTATTTATGGTTACATAGAAACGAGGGTTATATAACAAATGCAGTTGAGGGTGGGGGTACTCAAATAGTACGAAATAGATGGAAGGCAGGAATAGATGACTATACTTTTAATTCATCTACTCCATCAAGTGTTGGCGATGCAAGAGGTGTTTTTTCAGATAATATTTTTTATTATTATAATTTCTTTGTAAGTATATACCCAACAGACCCAACAGAAAGCTATACAGTAAGAGTATTAAAAGCATCTAATGAAACTGTATTACAAGAATTTTCAGGTTTAACAGGCGACCAAGTTAATCTATTAACAGAATTAAAACGTTTTGGTGTTGGTGCTTATGGTTATGGAGAAATAGATATAATTGTTGAAGTGCAGTCAGAGAATACTATTTCAATGACACAAAATGTGTCAGTACAGAGAATATATAAACCTGTAAGTTGGCAAGCAGGTACTACTCAATGGACTGCAAACTATACAGCAGTAAATGCCGATACACAAAACACTTTTTATACTGCTAAACAAGTTCCTGAAATGAAAGTAATTGATTTTCTAGGTGGTTTGTTTAAGATGTTTAATTTAGTAGTATTTAAACAAGATAATGATATATACACCGCTTTAGCTAGTTGGTATATGAATATAGGCAATGCTTATGATATTACTAAGTATGTAGATATGGAAACTTCTACACTAGAAAGGTTATTTCAGTATAAAGAAATGGACTTTAAATTTAAAAGTAAAAAGTCCTTTTTAGTACAGTTTGCTGATGAGATAAACGGAGTACCTTTTGCAGAAGAAGATTATGGTAGTGAAGAATGGGACGGCGGTGTATATAAATTAGAAGTACCTTTTGAAAAAATGATGTACGAACGATTAAGCAATGAAGATACGGGTGCTTTGTCCGATATAGGACAGGGTGCAATGCTAGATAAAAAGTTTGAAGCTACAATAGGAGAGCCTTTATTGTTTTGTATGGACTATACAGATGGCAATGGCGATTGGGCAATAGATGGAAGTACTAGAGAAACTTTTTGGCGTCCTACACAATTAACATCAAATTTATGGGGTGGTAGTGGCAATGGTTTAGCTTTAAATTTCGGTTTAGAAATGGACGAGTATTTGTTGGAAGTGCCTGCAGGATATGATAATTTATTTAGTGCAGGTTACTTTGATTATGTAGAAACAGTTTTTGATAGACAGGCACGTATGCTAAAAGTTAGTGCTTATTTGCCTTTAAGTATAATAACAAGGTATAGATTAAATGATAGGTTTGTAATAGCTAACAAATCGTATAGAATAAATAGCATAAAAACAAATCTACTAACAAATAAAACAGACTTAGAACTATTTAATAAAGAAGAGTATAACAGTCAAATATTAAACGACCAAGTGGCGTGGTTAGGTAGGGTTGCTAATTTACAAAGCACTACAAAAGATGCTTCTAGTATAACAATATCGTGGGACGCAGTAAGTGGTGTTACAGGATATAATATTTATGTAAATGGTAGCTTATTTAGTGCAGAGCCAAGTTATATTACAGGAATTAAAGTAAATTTATTAGAAAGTGATACGTGGTACAATATAACAGTAAGAGCAAAGTATGATGTAGATAGCAATGATGTATTCTCTTTTGATACAGGTATAACAGAAAAAACTAACTAATGATAAAATTAATACTAGATAGCTTAAAATACGCAAACGGAGAAACAGAAAACATACGTATAGCAAAGGGTAAACATAAACTACCTACAACACTAAAAGAGGGTTACAAAGCACTTAAACAAGAAATAAAATGGCAATAGAAAAAAAGATAGTAATTGATGTTGATGCAGTCAAAGCTGCAGGTGGTATTGACAAACTAACAAAAAGCCTAAAAGAAACAAACAAAGAGGTTAAAGAAACAAGCAAGTCTACTCAACAAATGAGTAATACAGTAGACAAAGCAACAGGCGGTGCGGTTAGTAAATTCAAAGCATTAAAAGGCGGTTTAGGTGGTGTTATAGCGAGTTTAAAAACATTAAGGGGTGCTGTTATAGCAACAGGAATTGGTGCGCTATTAATTGCAGTTACTTCCTTAACACAAGCGTTTAGTAGAAGTGAAGAGGGACAAAATAAACTATCTAAAGTTTTAGGAATTTTAGGTAGTGTTGTAGATAATGTTTTAGATGGGTTTGCTAATTTAGGCGAGGGTATTATTTCTGCTTTTGAAAACCCACAACAAGCGTGGGATAATTTTACAGAAAGTTTAAATAATGGTTGGCAGTTTATTAAAAATCAAATAATAAACAGATTTCAAGGCGGTTGGGCAGTTTTAAGTGGGCGTGTTCAAAGTGGTATTTTAAAAATGCGTATTGCGTGGAATGAATTTACAGGCGATGCAGAAGAAGCTGAAACACTTAAAGCAGAGTTAGAAGAAGTAAACGAAAAAGTTGTAGAGGGTGTAAAACAAATAGCCGAAGCAAATAAGGCAGTTGTTGAGGTTTATGAAAGTGCTAAAAATAAAATAAAAGAGTTTACAAACGAGGTTATAGCTGATGCAAAAGCAGCAGCAGCAATAGCAAATCAAAGGGCAGCAGCAGATAAAATAGCTAGAAACTTAATTGTAGAACGTGCCGAAGCTGAAAGAAAAATAGCAGAGTTAAGAGAAAAAGCAGTTAATAAAGATAAGTTTACTGCTGCTGAACGTATTAAATTTTTAGAAGAAGCAGGTAAGGTAAGTGATGAGTTATCAGCTAAAGAAATAAAAGTAGCTAAAATAAGACTTGCAGCTAAACAAGCTGAAAACGCTTTAGCAAAAAGCACAAAAGAAGATTTAGACGAACAGGCACGCTTAGAGGCAGAGGTAATACAAAAAGAAACACAAAGACTTAACCTACAAAAAAGATTAAGTACAGAGTTACTAACTTCAAGACGTGAAGAAGCTAAGGCACAACAGGATATTATAAATGCAGAAAATAAAAGAAATGAAGAAGCAGCAACAAAAGAGCAAGCTAGGCTAGATGCTATTGATAAAATAAGAAACGATTTTAGAGATAAAGAAAAACTAAGAGAAGCAGACGAAGAACTAGAAAAAATAGCACTAGAAGAACAAAAGAAACTTGCAGAACTAGATAAGCTAAATGCAAGTGAAGAACAAAAACTAGAAGTGCTTAAATACTATGCAGGGTTAAGAACTGATGTAGAACAAAAAGAAAACGATAAAAAAGCAGAACTAGAAAAACTTAGAAAGCAACAAATATTAGGAGATGCACAAAATACCTTTAACCAAGTTGCACAATTAGCAGGTAAAGATAGTAAAGTAGGCAAAGCTATGGCTATTGCTAGTGCTACAATTAGTGGTGTTAAAGGTGTACAAAATGCCTTTACAACCGCTCAAGAAAGCCCAATTACTACCTTATTCCCTGCATACCCTGTTATACAAGCTGCTTTAGCAGGTGCAGTAGCAGCTAAAAATATTGCTGCAATTAAAAGTGTAGATAGTAGTGGTAAAGGTAGTGCAAGTGTACCAACAACAACAGGCGGTGCAGCATCACAACCCCCTAGCTTTAATGTAGTAGGTGCAACAGAAACAAGTCAATTAGCTGAAGCGGTAGGCGGTCAAGCACAACAACCTGTACAAGCGTATGTAGTAGCTAATGATGTTACAACTGCACAAAGTTTAGAAAACAACATTGTAGAGGGTGCAACACTATAAATACAAAAATTAATAAAAAACATTATATAATAATATGCGTATAGTAGAATTAATTTTAGACGAAGAACAAGAAATAGGTATTGAAGCTATTAGTGTAGTTGAAAACCCTGCAATAGAAGAAGATTTTATAGCTTTAAAATCACAAGAATTTAAACTTGCAGAAGTAGACAAAGAAAAGCGTATTCTAATGGGTGCGTTATTAATACCAAACAAGCCTATATATAGACGTAATGGCGAAGATGAGTATTATATATATTTTTCTAAAGATACTGTATTAAAAGCATCGCAAATGTACCTGATGCAAGGCAAACAAAACAATTCGACCTTAGAACACCAATACGAAATAAACGGACTTAGTTTAGTTGAAAGTTGGATAGTAGAAGATAAAGTGCACGATAAAAGCGTAAAGTACGGAATGGACTTACCTTTAGGCACGTGGGTAGGAAGTGTTAAGGTTAATAATGACCAAATATGGAATGAGTTTGTAAAGACAGGTAAAGTAAAAGGCTTTAGTATTGAGGGTTATTTTGCTGATAAAATGGAACGCCCAAAAGAAACTATAAACGATTTTAGTAGTGATGAACTATTAAAAGAAATAGACCAAGACGAAGCAGAATATTTACTTAGCGAGATACGAGCCATTATAAAAAAAGATAAGCGTGTTAAGGGTGGTAAAAAGATGATACTAGAAAGCTACACCGATTATCCAAGCGGAGTGAAGAACAATGCTAAAAGAGGTTTAGAACTAAACGAAAAAGTAGATAACAAATGTGCTACACAAGTTGGTAAGGTAAGGGCGCAACAATTAGCACAAGGCAAACCTATTAGCGTAGAAACTATTAAACGTATGTATTCTTATTTGTCTAGAGCAGAAGAGTATTACGATGAAAGCGATACAAAGGCTTGTGGTACTATATCTTATTTATTATGGGGTGGTAAAGCAGGTAAGCGTTGGGCATTAAGCAAACTTAAAGAGTTAGACTTAATAGACCTTAAAGCACCTTGCACCGCAGGATATGAGCAGTACGGAATGAAAATGAAAAACGGAAAACTAGTACCTAACTGCATACCTATCAAATGAGAAGATTTAAAAAGTTTTTTGCAACAAGTAGAACAAGCCCAAAGGGTGGACGTAGAGCCTGTTTATGCAAAGACAATACTTATTCAATAAAGTGTTGTAATGGTAGTTTAAGAGCGCAAGGGATTGGTAGAATTACAGGCGAAGATTTAAGTGGTGTTTGGTATGGGTATATAATTGAGAGATGTTCTAACGGACATACACGCCACGTTCATATGCACGATACACAGCTTATTGTAGGTAAGACATATTACTTAACATTAGAGAATAATCACAACGCTTGTTATACAGTAACAGCAGAACATCATTCAGAGGGAATACATATAAATACAGCATCTATTGCTTATGATGATTGTACAACTTGCGAAGATGCAAATTAAAAATGCAAAATTAATTTTTAACCATTATATATTAATATGAATACAAACGATATGATTAGTAAAATCAAAGACGTTCTAAACCTTAGCGAAGAAGTTAAGCTAGAACAACAAGCGTTAGAAAACGGAACTGTTTTAGAAGCAGAAGCGTTTGAAGCAGGTAACGAAATTTTTATTGTTACTGAAGATGAAAAAGTAGCTGTACCTGTTGGAGAATACCAACTAGAGGACGGACGTATTTTAGTAGTAGCCGAAGAGGGTCTTATTTCTGAAATCAAAACTGAAGAAGCTGAAGAAGAAACTGAAGAAGTAGAAGTTGAAGCTAAAGAAGAAGAAAAAGAAGAAATGGGCTATGCTACTAAAGAAGAACTAGCAGAGGTTAAAGAAATGATTGAAGAAATCAAAGCAATGCTAGAGCCTAAAGAGGACTTAAGCGCAGACGAACTAGGCAACCTTATTACTGAAGAACTTTGCAAACACGAAAAAGTGGAACTAAGCGAAGTACCTGAAGAAGTACAGGAAGAACTTAACGAGCCTGCTGCAGAGCCAATTAAGGCAAACCCTGAAACAAAACAAAATTTATCTAAATTCAATATCGCTCCTAACAGACGATTAAGCACACTAGATAAAGTATTTTCAAAACTAAATAAATAAACAACTAAAAACTAAAATAAAATGAGTTTATCAATTACTACAACTTATGCAGGCGAATTTAGTGGCAAGTATATTGCTGCTGCTTTACTATCTGCAGACACATTAGACAAAGGGCTAATTACTATTATGCCTAATGTTAAATTTAAATCTGTATTACAAAAAGCATCTACTGATGATATCGTAAAAGATGCTTCTTGTGATTTTCAAACAGGACAAGGTACTTTAACACTAACAGAAAAAGTACTACAACCTGAAGAGTTTCAAGTAAACCTAGACCTTTGCAAAAAAGATTTGCATAGTTCTTGGCAAGCTGCTGAAATGGGCTTTGGATTGAATGACAACCTACCTGCTTCATTTTCTGATTTTGTACTAGCACACGTTGCTGCAAAAGTAGCTGATAGAACAGAGAAAAACATTTGGAGTGGTTCAACTGCAACTTCAGGTCAATTTGATGGGTTTTCAACTTTGTTAGCTGCTGATACTGATTTACCTGCAGGTCAAGATATCGTAGGTACTGCTGTAACACCTGCAAACGTTGTTTCTGAATTAGGCGATGTTGTAGATGCTATCCCTACTGCTGTTTATGGTAGCGAAGATTTAATTATCTATGCTGCTTCAAACGTAATACGTGCTTATACACGTGCTTTAGGTGGGTTTGGTGCTTCAGGAGTTGGTGCAAACGGATATGAAAACAAAGGTAATAACCAAGTATTAGGTAACTTATTCTTTGATGGTATCCCTGTAGTACCTGCACGTGGTGCTGCTGATGATACAATTATCGCTGCTGAAAAATCTAACTTATTCTTTGGAACTTCTTTACTTTCTGACTTAAACAATATTTCTGTTTTAGATATGCAAGAAATTGACGGAAGCCAAAACGTAAGAGTAGTTATGCGATTTACTGCAGGCGTACAATATGCTCAGGTATCTGATATCGTTTACAGAACAGTATAATAAATTAACTAACTAACGTAGAAAGGGGTGGGCAAAACTGCCTGCCCTTTTTTATTTAAAAACACTTTAAAAATATGGCTTGTTCATTAACAACAGGAAGAAAAGTACCTTGCAAAAGTGCAGTAGGTGGTATTAAAACTATTTACTTTGCTGATTTTGGTACTTTAGGCGATGCGACCATCGCTGCAGGAGAAATTACTGCTTTTAGTGGTACTCCTGATTGGTTTCAGTTTGATGTAAAAGGTAATTCATCACTAGAAACTGCTATAAATTCTTCACGTGAAAATGGTACTACTTTTTACGAAAGTACACTAAATTTAACTTTGACATTTCAAGACAAAGCAACACAAGAAGAACTTAAACTAATTGCACACGCAAGACCACACATTTGTATTGAGGACTACAACGGAAACTATTTCGTAATGGGACTAGAACACGGAGCAGATGTAAATGGGGGTACTATTGTTACAGGAGCAGCAATGGGAGATTTGACAGGGTATACAATAACAGCGGTTGCACAAGAAACTGCACCACCTTATTTTGTAACACCTGCAGTTATTACTGCTGATGCTTCAGCTTCACAAATTGACCCAACTGCATAATAAATTAGGGTTTTAAATTTAGGGTTATCTTAACGGATAGCCCTTTTTTTATACTCATACAATACAAAATAAATTAGTTTTGTTTATATATTAATATGAAGCTAATAACTACAAGTGGTAATAAAACCTTTAAGATAATACCAAGACAATATATTGAGGGTGCAATTACTGTAAATTTAACAAGTGAAAGCACAGGCACTAATGTAAGTGTAACACCAACTGCATCTACTGATAAAAACTATATGAGTTTTGATGCGGTTTTTGGTACATTAACAGAGGGCGATTTTTACATATTAGAAGTTAAAAACGGAACTAGTGTAATATACAAAGACAAAGTATTTTGCACCGACCAAACAATAAACCAAACTAACAACGATTACTACTCTATAAATAAAGATGAGTACGTACAAGAAGATAGTTTTGATAACGATTATATTATATTATGAACGATTTAAGAGTAGTTAATTTAAGTACCTATACAAGTCCTCAAATTGTAGAAAAATCAAACAAGGAGTGGGTAAGTTATGGTGCTGATAACAATTATTTTAGTTATCTAATAGACCGCTACAACGGAAGCCCAACTAACAACGCTATTATTAACGGAGTTAGCGAAATGATATATGGCAAAGGTTTAGATGCTTTAAACAGCAATAAAAAGCCTGAACAATACGCTAAAATGGTATCTTTGTTCCATAAGGATTGTGTGCGTAAGTTATGTTATGACCTTAAATTAATGGGTCAATGCTCAATGCAGGTTATATACTCAAAAGACCGCAAGACTGTTGCACGAGTTGAACATATACCTGTTGAGAATTTAAGAGCAGAGAAATGCAACGATAAAGGAGAAATAGAAGCGTATTACTACTCTGATGATTGGACTAAAGTAAAGAACGTAAAAGACTGTACTAGAATACCTGCTTTTGGTTATTCTAATGAGCCAATAGAAATAGTATACGTTAAACCATATAGAGCAGGATATAAATACTATTCAAGTCCTGATTATCAGGGTGGGTTGCAGTATGCAGAACTAGAAGAAGAAATATCTAACTATCACTTAAATAACATACTTAACGGACTAGCACCTAGTATGCTTATTAACTTCAACAATGGTACGCCAAACGCTGAAGAACGTCAAATGCTAGAGAATAGAATATATCAAAAATTTTCAGGTAGTAGTAATGCAGGTAAGTTTATTCTAGCGTTTAATGATAACCCTGAAAGCGCAGCAACTATTGAGCCTATACAATTAAGTGATGCACATAATCAATACCAATTTTTAAGTGATGAAAGTGGTAAAAAGATTATGGTAGCACATAGGGTTGTAAGTCCTATGCTATTAGGCATTAAGGATAGTTCAGGACTAGGTAATAATGCTGATGAATTAAAGACAGCTTCTATACTAATGGATAACACAGTTATAAGACCATTTCAGACACTTTTAATAGATGCCTTTGATAGTATACTAGCTTATAATAATATTAGCTTAAAACTATATTTTAAGACGTTACAACCGCTAGAGTTTACAGACTTAGAAAACGTAGTAGACGAAGAAACACGAGAAGAAGAAACAGGTGTAAAACTTAGTCACGATTTACCTGATGAATTAGGTAGCGATATTGCAGATGCGTTAATAGATTTAGGGCAAGACGAAGAAGAACTACTAAACGAGTTTGAGGTTATAGATGAACGAGAGGTAAACTATGAACACGAAGCAGAACTAGACGAAGTAGTAAGCGACTTAAACAAAAAAGAAGAAGAAGATAAAAGTTTATTGTCTAAGATTTGGGAGTTTGTAAGTACAGGAAGTGCAAAGCCTTATAGAGAAAGTGAACAAGATGGCACAAGCAAACAAACAAAAGAAGAGGGCAATGAATTTCTAGTACGCTATATGTACGCACCTGAAAGAACTAAAGCAACTTCTAGGCAATTTTGCTCTAAAATGGTAAGTGCTAAAAAAGTATATCGTAAAGAAGATATAGTAGCTATGGAGAATAAAGCTGTAAATGCAGGTTTTGGTAAAGGTGGTAGTGATACATACTCTATATGGCTTTACAAAGGCGGTGCGAGATGTAACCACAAATGGTTTAGAAAAACGTATGTACGCAAAGAGGGTGCAAAGAGTTTAGGCGATGCAATAAGTACAACAGAAGCAAAAAAAAGAGGGTTTAAACCCGAAGCTAATGCACAAAAAGTACCTGTTGCACCTAAAGATATGAAGTATAAAGGTTATACTGCTGAATATTGGAATAAAATAGGATTTAAAAATTAGTATGGCAACAGCATTATTTATAAGTACACAAGACCTTAAAAAAAATTCTATTATTGATGGCAACGTTGATATAGATAAGATGCTACAATTTGTAAAGGTAGCACAGCAAATAGATATACAAAATTTGTTAGGTACAGATTTATACAACAAAATTAGCGAAGATATAATTGCAGATAACTTAACAGGCGATTATTTAACGTTGGTTAATACTTATGTGCAACCTTGTTTAATATGGTTTAGTCAAATGAATTATATACCATTTGCAGCATATACGATTACAAACAAATCTGTACTTAAACATAGTTCAGAAACTGCTCAAAACGTAGATAAGAACGAAGTAGATTATTTAGTAGCTAAGGCACGAGAATACGCAAACTATTATAGCACTAGACTAGTAGACTATTTATGTTTTAACAATAATTTGTTTCCTGAATACAATAGTAACACAAACGAAGATATAAGCCCTGATACAGATACAACTTTTAATGGGTGGGTTTTATGAGGTATAAGGTAAAACAAACAAACCTAAACAAACTAAAAAACTATATAGAAACTAAAAGCGAAAAAGAAGCTAAAAGGTTTTATAGTGATATTATAAGCAGAAACAAAAAAGATGCTAAGTAAGATAGTAAAAGCTAAACATAGTAATAAAATAAACAGGCTTAAAGAAGCAAACCCTGTACACAAAGATAAGGTAGCTTTTAATCGTAGGCACTATTTAGGTGGTACAGGTAATTATACTTTGTATCAAGGCGGTGCGAGTACAGCCTTTCCTTATGCTTATGGCAGTATTCCTATTTCTTTTAATGCTTATGTAACAAGTGTTACAATGACTGCAAATAAATATAGCAGTTATGGTACACCTACAGGAACGAGTGCAACAGTAAGAATTTACAAGAACGACCACTTAACACAAATAGGTACTAGTACTTTAACTTATACACCAAGTGAAAATATGCGCTTAACTTTTGATTTTGCTGAAACTATTTCTGTAAATGCAGATGATAAAATATGGGTACGTTGGCAGTCTAATGGTATATGGCGTTATGTAGATAGCACAGTAATTTTAACAGAAAGATAATGAGTAAACCTAAATTAGCACTAATTCCAAGCGGATATAAAAGTGGTAAAGTATATTCTATTTTACCTAATGATGCAAGTGGAGATTTTGATTTTACAAGACAGTCAATAGGTACAAGAGTACGCAAAGATGGTTTAATAGAGGAAGCTAAAACTGTTGGCAGTATTACTAACTTGCAAATAAGAAGCGAAGAGTTTGATAATTCTGTTTGGACTAAAAGCAATTCTACTGTTACTGCAAATGATATACTTGCACCTGATGGCACAAATAGTGCAGATAAAATTGTTGCAAATACTTCAACAGGAAATCATTACGTTCAAGACGTTGCAACCGGTTTGTCTACATCGAGTAAGGCAACATTGTCGGTTTTTGTTAAAAAAGATGAAGTCACACAAATAGAATTGTTGGCGGCTCAAAGTTCAAGTCCATATACAAATTGGTGCAGATTAAGATTTGATTTAAATACATTAACAACATTTCAAGCGCCTATTGGCGATTATGAATATGAAGATTTTGGCAATGGTTGGTTAAGGTTATCTATAACCGGAACGCCAACATCATCGTCGGCAATTATAAGGTTTACACTATATAAAAACAATTCAAGTAATTGGACAGGAAACAATATTGATGGGTTTTATTTATGGGGTGCTATGGTTAGTGAGGGTGCTTTATCTGATTACATAAAAACAGAGGGTACAACAGAAACTAAAAGAGTAGAAACCTTTACAGATGTTCCAAGATTAGATTGGTTAAATAGCAACTGCCCTAGTTTACTTTTAGAGCCACAACGGACAAATCTTTT